TCGTGAGGTGTTAAGTATCTTAGAATCCCCTGCTGCTGGTATTAACCAAGTAGAAAGTGTTATGGATGGTTTAGGTATGATGTTTTCTTATGATGATGAAGGTACATGGGGCCCAAATGTGGAAGTAAGTAGAGGTACTTATAAAGGGTACACTAAACTTGAAAAATTACTAATTAAGAGGTCAATGGCTAAAAACTTTTTTGAATTAGGAGACCCAAGAAGTAAAAATACATACTTAAAACAAAAAATATTGTAGACTCATAAGGTGTAAAAAAAACATAAAGTAAAAATAAAGAAAAACAGAGCCCCAATTAAGGGGCTTTTGTTTTATTTAGAACTTTCTTTTTACCGTACTATTAGTAAAAAAGTCATAATGGTTCCTAAGATTTGTAGCTTTTTTCCAAGTTTTTAAAGATTTATTAGTTAAAGCAAGTTTATACCTCGTTGAGAAACCAAAGGCATGCCCTTGTCCTGTATAGCTTCCTACAACACCATGAGTGTTATAAGCTTTTATAAACCTTTTAATAGGGTCTTTTTCTTTTAACTCATATAATAAAGTATTAAAAAATAAATCTAAATCTATATCATTTTTTTCCCAAAGCATTCTTATCATACAGCAAATAGCTAGGTCTTTAGCTCTAGTTCCTGTAGTTTCAAAAGAAACAATATCACCCCCATCCCAGTCTATAGGCTGTATTTCATTAATAAAATCCATATAATCTGCTATATATTCTTCAGTATGCCTACATAATAAACTGTATATTTTTATTTTATTACCTTTTTCAGGTTCAGGAAGTTCTGCAAAACATGCAACCTCCGTTTCATCTAATATAATTTCTCCTTCTGCGTTTAGTACTAAGTAATCACAGATATTTTCTTCGTAAGTATCTCTCATTTTTTTATTATAAACTTAATGTGTAAACTTTTTGTGTGTATTTTCCTTTTAAACAGTGCCTGTAATTTTTAAATTCTAAAATGCATTTAAAACCTGCTTTTATAATGCCCTTTTCAAACTCTTGACCATAGTAATTCATTCCTACAGTACATTGTATTGCTCCATAACCATTTTCACTCAATGGTCTGTTTCGTAAATTTGTAATTAGGGAATCAATAAATTCTTTTACCTCTATGTCTTTTTCTCCTGTTTCTCTATTTAATGTATTATTTAAACCTCCTTTTTGCCAGGAATGCATAATCAATAAACCGCACCCTGTAAAAGAATCACATATATTTACAGAGTATGTACTTTGTTTGCTTTGATAAAAGATTTTATTATTTATATGCCATGATTGATACCCAATCTCATAATCGTCGTCTTTTATGTTTTTAACTGTTAATTCCATTATTTGTTAATTATTTGTTAATTATTTGCTTGTTATTTTATCGTCTATAGCGTCTTGTTTACTTTTATAGTACTTTTTTGTAGGGTTTATTGTATGTATTACTTCACTTTCTTCGTCCCAACAAGACCACACAACACTGCCTTTTTCTATAGTGTAATAATCTTCTCCTTCAGAAAAAGGAAAAGAATAATTGTCTTTTTCTTCTTCTAAATATAAATCTATTAAAAACTTAGTTTTTTCTAAATCTTCTTTAAACTTTCCTTTTTTTCTACACCTGATAATTCTTTTTAATATATCAAATTCATAAGAATTTAATCCCTGATTTTGACAAAATTGGTATAAACTACCGTTTTTATTAGTATAATATTCTGGTTTATTCATAATTTCCATTCACTTTAAGGTCGTAACTAGCAGCTACTTCATATATATTTTCTTGTATAGCAATAAAACCATCATCTGACCTGTCCCATGTATTGTCTAATGCCATTTGGCAGTCTGTTAGTATATCTGATAATAACGCTTCTATGTCTTCTCTCATATTACTTTTATATAAATGGGGGAATTTCACCCCCATTATAATTATTCTACTCCTTTTATTTCGTCTTTATATGCCTTTTTAGTACTATCTACTTGTCCCTCTGTAGGTGTAGATTGTGACATTTGTAATTTTAACAGAAATAACTGTTGTGCATTTTTTGATGCATTTTCAAAATATTCCCACATATCATAAAACATAGCTTTATGATGCTCGTCTGTTAATTCAGACTCTTTAAGGAGCACTTCTGATGTAGTTTCTGCTTTATCATCATAGATAGCAAATCTATATTCCTTCTCCACTATAGTGTCTAACACTATTTCTTCTTTCTTCTCTTTTGTTGCCATTTTATTTTTATTTATAGAATTTCACATGAATTACCTGCACATGCAAGGTTTTCCATTCTATTTGTATTATCTACTTCTTCTTTAATTGTAGATAAATCTACATTTGTTACTAATTTTAATTTTTCTTCGTATACTTCTTTAGTACATTCAGTAAAGGGAGCGTCTTTATATACCCCACCGTCAAAAGGTAGTACAGAAAGTCCGTTAAAAGAGTCTTTATGTTCCCACATCCATTTTTTAACTTCTTCCCATTCTTTATCTTTTATATTAATAGTTGCAGAAACATTATTAGTATTATCTCCGCTAATGTGACCTGTTCTTACCCATTCAGTATTAAACTTCTCTATTCTGTCTAAAAACTTCAATGCAGTCTCTTTTTCTCTTAGTATAGAGCCTTCAGGAGCTTTAATAGGAAATCCTATAACTGCTGAAGTAGGGTCTTGGTCCATTATTTTTATTAATTTTGGGTGTTCATTTGTAAAATAATTATACACATCGTCACCAACCATACACTGTACATTTCTAATATAATACTGACTATGCCATGCATGTATACCAGAACTTGTGCCTAATATAGTACTTGTAGTTCCACTAGGCTTAATAGTACTAACTCTAGCACTAGGCTTTATTCCTATAATGTCTGCTATATCAGCATTAACTGCAGTAGCTTTTTTAACAGCCTCTTCTAAGTTTAAGCTTAGAGTAGCTCCAGAACATATACCTGTCATTCCTACTCCTGTTAAAGCCTCTTTTTCAGTTGTTCTTTTCCATATAGGTCTCAAGTAATGAAAATCAGTAAAACCTGCCTGTAAAGTACCAAAAAAGGACGCTGCCTCTGCTCTACTATTTAAATCTAGTTGGTCTTTAACATCAGAACCATTAATTTCAGTTAAATTACAAAACTGAAAAGGTCTTAGAGCTATTTCACAACAAGGATTAGTTCCCCATTCTTTGTCATTAGTAAAATAAATGCCAGGTTCTCCTGTTTTATTTTCTTCTACCATTGTAAATATTTTATCAAAGAATTTCTTTGTTACTCTGTGTCTAAGTACTACAGCTGAATTATTAGCTCTACTTCTTTGTGGATTTAAATTCCAATATTCTCCTTTTTTACAAGTAAGCATATCAGTATCTCCAGCAGAGAAAAGAGCAATAAGAGCAGCTCTACGTATGCCTCCAGCTAATACTGCGTTAGCTATAAAACATACTATATCGTGCACTTCTAAAGTTGTTAAATGTTGCCCATTATCCTTTCTATCTAATATAGTAGTTATATTAAATAAACAAGTTTTTAAAGGCTCTGGTCCAGGAGCTTTACCTCCTGCTGTTAACAATCTTTCTCCTTTTGGTCTAATAGCTGAAAAATCAAATCTAGGTGCAGTTTCTCTTTTTCCAAAATAGGCTTTCATTAAATGCTTTATTGCGTCTGCCCATCCCTCAATAGAATCAGCTACTATATATTTTTGAGATGATTTAGGTTTCTTTATTTCAGGTAATTTAGCTACATGATGTTTTTGAACACTATATCCCACTCCTGTTCCTCCTAATAATAAAAACATTACCTCTGAAAAGGCTCTATAGTCATCTATAGGTAAATAAGAACAATTATATATTCTTGATTCATTTTTTGTAATTGCTTTCCCTGCAAACTGCATAGCTCTCATAGAAGGCAATATCTTTTTTTCATATATAAATGACGAATAACTATCAATATCTCCTATAAGTTTAGGATAATTATCTTTCATCATCTGTATGTATCTATCTACGTTTTCTTCATAACTTTCTCTTCTTTTTTCTTCTGCTATATATTTAGCATATTTATTAAAATGTACTACTTCACTTAAAGCTTTTGCTCCTTTATCCATTCTCCTCTTTTTTTTTAAATATTTTCATTTCTTCACTGTACTCTTCTTCGTACTTATTAGGCATATTGCCTATTTCTTGCCTTCTGTCAATTTTTTGACCTATAAGCTTTTCCATCTCTACATATTTATCTTCTGCTCTATAAAGTACTTTACCCACTTCACTCCTCATTCCTAAATTATGAAATGATAATACATGTCTTTTGTATTTATCTGTAAACTGTGAATATTTTCCTTTTTTAAATTTAAAATAATTTTCTTTACTATATTTAGGTAAATTAAATACATACATAGTATGTAAATCATCACACTTATAATGGTAATGGTATAATTCATTCTCTTGTAATGCATTTTCATAAGATTCTACCCATTCATTTTCTTTATCTAACTCAAATAAAGCAAAAATTTTGTCTTTTAACTCAGGTTTAGTATTATCTCCTATAAAGCATTGCTTTAAAAATTTAAACTCTTCCTGAATTTCTCCTAACATAGGAAGTATATATGTAAATGACCTATTTCTATCTCTCTCTATATCAAACTTCTCTTTAGTCATTATTTATTATAATTGTATAATAGCTCCTGATTCTTGATATTCTACAGGTAAATTCCAGTTATTACTCTCTGTATGCCATATCCATCTATCAACTAAATTATCAACTTCTTCTTTTCCTGCATCTATCCATTTTTTATCAAACTTATAAACAGCGCAGTCATTAGGTGTAGTTGTTTCTATTGCTATTATTATGTGTTGTACTTCTATTTCATCTATATTGTATTTTTCTTTTACAAAATGTTTTATAGCTTCTTCATAGTAAGCTTGTTGTCTATAATACCCATAAGATATATATGAGGCCATAAAACCTCTAAATATATAGTTCTTTAAAATATTAGTAGTCTCTCCTATTTCTAAAGGAAGTTTGAATACATTTTTAGAACTTGTTTTAACGTCTATATTATAGGCAATTTTTTTATCTATATCTACAACTAATCTATCTATTTTTGCTTTCTTTTTGATTTTATTTTCCCAAAATATTTCTAATTCAGAGAATGAATTTTCTTTCTCTTGTAGCAACTGAAATGCTTCAGGATTATTTGTAACTGCATTTACACATTTATCAACTGTATACTTAGTAGCTTTGTCTAAATAAATAGCGTCAGGGTTACTTTGACGTTCTTCTACATAACGCATACCGTCTTTAATAAATTTTATTTTTACAGTATCTTTTTTCATTTTATACCCTGATAATTCATACGCATCTTCAAACTTAGAGTCAAAATCTTCTAAATTAGATTGTAAAAATTTATCACAAAGTACTCCCATTAAACCACTAGGTTTATCTATATCAGACACAATAAATAATTCAGGCTCTAAAAGAGCCATATGTACCATAGTTCCTAGCTCCATAGAAGGAGTACTTTCTCCTACAGATTCCATTTTATGTTTATAATACGCTGGAGACTTTGATAGCCATCCCAACATACTATTAGAGATATAATCTATTCTCTTGAAGTAATCTTCCATCATCTAAATATTGTGTATACATTTCCATAAACTCAGAGTATAAATTAACTCTACTTGTATATGTATACTTTTTATCTTCTCTCACTTTCTTAACAACTTTATCATCCACTGTGTATTCATTGTATAGTAGGCTGTCATCTACTAAATCTTCTAGCATTATTCTTACAGAATTGTGCTTATTTTCTTCTAACGCTTTCATTAATTTAGCGTAAACAGGCACAAATCTACAGATTCTAAAGACTTTTGTTTTAAAATCATCTGTATATTCCATTTTTTAATCATATATGTATTTTTTTTAGTTTGTAAACATACATAGGGTCAGAAGCGTATCTTTTACAGTCCCCTTTACTTCCTTTATATATACACTCTAAAAAAGCATAATAATCTCCTGTAATATACCACTTCTCTTGCCATGTTTTATAATATAACACACCTTCTTGCCAGGTATCAAATTTTTTATATGCTTTTTTATACCAAAATCCAAATATATTATTACTATCAAGAGAACAATTAGTGCATTTTAACCAACCTGTTTCTAAAATAATTTGTTTCATTACTATATTTGGATGTTTAACTTTTTGTTTTATCAGTTCTTTTTTAATATTACTTATATTACATTCTTGACTATGACTTACGCCAAGTACTAATACTACAAGTAAAAATACTAAAAGTATTTCAAACCAATATTTTTTTATTTTTTTCATTTTTCTCGGCTTTAATTAAATCTACAGTCTCTCTGACTTGTTTTTGAGTACTAGGTAGATACAAAGTATAGCCCTGTATTTCTACTAAAGATTTAAACATTTTCCACTTTAAAGGGAAAACATCATTAGCATAGCCTTTAACCTCTATTATCCATTTATCTTTTTTATTTACAAAATCAGGAGTATATGTAATTGCTCTAATATTATTAGAGACTTTTCTAAAAGCTTTAATTCCTTTTACTTTATGTGGCTCATAAATAGTACCTTTATATGTATTTTTATTAAGTAAGTTATATTTATGAACTTCGTATTCAGAATTTATTCCTTCTTCACTAAGCCTTCTATAAGTATAAGCCTCTAATTTAGACCTAAATTTTATACCATCAACTGTTAATGCTGTTGCATTTTTTATTTTTTGCTTAGGATTAGGAGCTTTTATATTACTCTTTTTTTTCCACATTTTTTTTTAAATCATTTTCTATTTCTTTTAAGGCAGTTACATAATTTTCATACACTTGTAATACTTCCTCTTGTCTTGGTGTCGGGTTTGTAAAAATTACAAAACCATACTCTAAATGCGTTACTTTTACTATATTTTTATCCATATTTTTTTATTATAGAACACTATCTATTAAGATTTTTGTTCTTTCTTTTTTATATTTTTTATAAAAATCTGTTATATCTTTTTCAGGATATTCTTCTGGTATATGAGTAAAATGTATGTCATATTTAGAAGCATACTTAGCCGCACTTGTTATGCCTGGACTATCATTATCAAAAAAAATTATAACTTCTTTAAAACGCTCTTTAAGCTCTTTTAATTTACTCTCTGGTATAAACCCCATTTCAGAACCTGGCGCACAAGCTGCGTATCCATATGTATAAAATAGCATAGCATCTTTAAGAGATGATGTTATAATACATAAATCACCTGTTTCTGGTAATTGAGACCAGCCCTGTACTATTTCTTTATTAGCATTTGTAATCCATTTAAAATTATTATCAGGTTGAAGTATTTTATATTTATAATTACCATAACAATAAGCAAATGCTTTGTTATTTTTATTTATTTTTATATACTTCTTATTTCCATCTTTTTTTAAAAAATATCCTTCAAGTGCCTTTACTTTGTAATAATCTAATACAGGTTTATATATACCTTGTTCTGCATAGTATACTAAATGCTTATTTTTATAAGGCATAGATACTATTCTTATTTCTGTTTCTGAGAATTCTAACTTCTCAATATCTTCTCTATTATGTATAATAGGAGATTCTTTTGTTTTATACATAGGAGCTGCTCCTAAGTTTAAATTAAAATCACTATTTATTTTTTTTAATGCATCACCATAACTAATAACATATTTAGCCATTACATATCCAATAGGACTAAAGGTATGTTCTTCAAAACTAAAATCCTTATATAACCAATTACCTTTATTTTGCCTTATTCTAACTCCTGGATTCTTGTCTTCTCTTAATTCACTACAAAAACTTACATCCATTTTTTTAAAATTAGTTACGTAATATTTAAATATATCAAAGCCTGTGATTTTAATAAATATATTTTCAGCAGTAAGCTCTTTAAATTCACTGGTACTTATCATAAGTTTTAATTAAAAAAGGCTGAGGTGTTATCCCCAGCCTTGTTATTACATATTAAAAGGGTAAATCATTCACCTCTGTAGTAGGTGCAGATGCCATGTCATCCATATCATGTTTTGGTAATTTAACCATGTCATATTCATTGTTAACATCATACTGTAACTTAGAATTTTCTGCAGGCACATCTAAACTTTCTACAAAACTTCTAAATGGCACTTCTGCTTTCCACCAATTACCTTTATTACCAGCTATTTCTTTGCCAATAAATTTCATTCTAAAGAATTTATTACCTATAATAGGCGTAATTGCTTTAGCATATTCTGTGTAATCAGGTGCTTTAATTCCATCTAATTGTTCACGTACTCCTAAAGCTTGTGCAAAAGCTACTAACTTTTGTAAAGAGTATTTTTTACCATTTTCAGAAAACCATAACGTAGTTTCTGCTGTTCTTGGGTCATTGTCTAACTCTTTTACGGGATGAGAATTAAATATAATTTTAATTCCTTCTGTACCTCTTTGAGAAGTTGTATACTCCATTGAAGCAATTTTACACTCACTAATACCAGGTTCAATAAATTTTGATACTCTACCTTTCTCCTGTTCTGTTCCTTCTGTTGTAATCATATTATTTTATCTAATTTTTATTTTTTATTAATCTACGTAAATTTTCTTCCAATCAAATTCAAAATTCTGTCCTTTAAGATGTTCACATCTACTTCCACAGATTAATTCTTCTTTTGCTTGAAAATTAACCATAAGCTTTTCCTCTTCTCTATAAAGATAGCCTATAGCATCTGCATTTGCACTTACCATATTTCTTATTTGTCCAGTAAGTGCTAAATCTTTGGCAGAAACTTCTTTTCCGCCTTTACTAATCATTTTGTCTTTAAGGTGCGCTACAAATATTACATGCTCTGCTAGTGTTTTTGTATACTCTAACATTGATTGAAAAGCTAGTCTTAGGTGTAAGTATCCTGCACCATTAGGTAACTCCAATACCGATTTTCCTGCAAAATTTTTACCCATATTACTAGATTTATATTTATGTGTAGCTGCTGATTCTGCCCAATGCTCTAATTGGCTTATAGTATCTATTGCTATATATTTGTAAGGCTTTCCTTTTTCTTTTATTTTCTCACCTAGCGCATAAAGTTCTTTAATAGTGTTAACTTTGTATTTAACAGCGTCAACAAACTCACTTCCATTTTCTAAATCTACAAGTAGACATTCATCTAATTGTGATATAAGAGTTGTTTTTCCCATTTTTGGCTGGGAATATAACACAAATGTTCGTGGGTTTCTATTTTTAACTTTAATTTTTTTACTAGGCAGAACTATTTCTACTTTTTCACTCAATTTTTATTTTTTTTTATTTTAATAATCCTCCTACGCTTCTTACATTCTCATAATAAGCGTCACTCATATCATCGGCTTTAGGTAATTCATGAAACATACCTATTTCCCCAATAAATCCATATCCATATCTAACATCATCAACTCCATAAGAGTTTTTTAAGGCACTAATAGACCTAAATCTGTTATAACCTTTATTATTAACAAATTTATCTATTTCGTATTCCATATGGTCAAATACTTTATACTTATAAGGGTTAAATAAAGCCAACGCAACATCACAATCTTCATATAGATTACCAGAATCTTTAAAGTCATCAGGGTCAGGAGTAATTTCTTTATTCCTTGCTCTTTGTGAGTCTGATAAACTTCTATTAAATTGTGAAACTACTATAGGTGAAAATTTATAAAGGTCTCTAGATATACCAAGATACTCAGACATTTTATCTATAGTTTCTTTTTTACTAAATCCTCTTTCTTTTTTTACTTTACCTATATGGTCTAAAACTACTAAAGTGATTTTTTTATCATTATTAGGTGTATAAGTTCTATCAAATTCATTAATACTTAATTTACCGTTGTCTTTAGCAGTTTGTTCTAGTTGTTTAAAAACTCCTGTAGGGTTTTCAGCACCGTCTATTATTTTAACTACATCTGACATTTCATCAAAGTAGTCTAAGGTCTCTACAATCTTTTGATATACCTCTTCTGATACATGATTTTTTTTGACTCCCCATCCAAAAATAGTAGGCACATCCATTAATATACCATAATCTTGAAATAGTTTCATACACAACCATTTGCCTATTTTATAAGCACGAGGTCTCTCCATAGACCTATAAATTATTTCTAAGTCAATATCTGTTTCCCCTTTATCTTTTTGTTCTTTAAACCATTTATAAGCTTGTAAAACATAAGTATAATCAGTAAAGCTAGTTTTTCCTGAGCCAGCACTTCCACCTAATAAGGTATACATACCCTGATTTATATTTATATGTTCACCTAATTTTTTATGAGCTATAGGAATGCATGTTACGTCACCATTGATACCTCTATCAATTTCTTTTTTTACCTCATCTGAATAACTCATTATAAATTAATTACATTTCTTTTTTCATCTTTTAAAGTTCCTTCTTTAATTTGTTCACAATAACTTGCTAATGTACTCATGTCATTTTTCCAAATAAATCTATCTGCCATTGCTATATAAGCATAGTTATCTTTTTTCTTTTGTTCTAAATAACATTTAGTTGCTTTTATTATCAACTCTTTATCATTAAATTCAGGATAATTATATAGAAATTTAGCCATATTATTTATACAACCTTTTTTATCTCCTTTAAAAGGATATCCGTTAGGATTCATACCTTTAGGAAATAAGTCTCTATAGTCTTTAATCCAACCATTAATTCCTTTTTTATATGAATTTATAGTCGGTTTTACAAAAAAAGCGCTAGAAGCGTCTTCTTTAAGTTTTACATCCTCATATTTAATAAATTTATTAATAGGAACAGCGCATCTTATAAGTTTATCTTCTATTAAATTTTTAAGTGTAACTCTATAATACTCGTCTTTTATTAGTTTATCAAAGAAATCTTTTTTTTCTTTCTGTAACACAGTTAACATTAATATTTCATCAGGTCTTTGTTTTTTTAATATTAAAGTTTTCTCTGTCATCCTCACTACTATCTCCATCTTCACTTTTTTTTATTGTGTTACCTGCTTTACATTCACATATTTCCATAGTTTTCCCATTAAAATATTCTCCTGTATCAAAGCAATTTAAACACGTTTCTTCTTCTTCTATCTCTTTCATTTTAATTATTCTAAACAATGCCTATAAATATATCTTGCATCCTCTTCTTCATTTGAAGTCATATAGTAACCTCTAGAATCTTCAACTTGTTTTGCTGTACATTCACATTGAAATTCATATCTAATTAAAGTTGCAGCTGTTACATTATTGTCAAGCGTACCTGCAGGATATAATTCTTTAAGTATTTCTAGTGCATAAGGTATATTTTCTGTCCTTATAGAAACAAATTCTTTAAGAGGGTTATAACTAAGGAGAGCATCTTTACTCTCCCTAGCATAACTTTTTTTTCTTATTTCTACTTTTTCTACTGCAAATTTTTTCTTTTTATATTTTGAAAACATATTATATTATTTTATGTTTTGAAGTAAGCTCTAATTGATATCCATTATGAGGCTGAATATGATAATAGTTAGAATATATTAATGAGTCTTTTTTTCTCATATTCCAATCGCCATAAGTATCCATATCTAAATTAACATCAGGATATATTAGGCAAAGTCTATTATTTCCCATTAATCTATGCATTTGATAATAAGAAGCATATTCTATATTTCTCATAGATTCTAATACACCTTCTTCACTTAAATAATCTTTAATGTAATGAATAGTATCTGAATAGTCAGATTTTTTATCTACATAATAATCAAAAGTACCATTATGAGCTACTACTGCTTTTCCTTTAACTACAACTTCATCTAATAAAATATCTTTAATATTATCAGAAACTATAAAAGGATGACAATTTTCTACATTAGTTTCGCCTGCAGTTGCATACCTCATATGAACCATAAGCTCATCGTCTTTTTGTATTTTTAAGTCTTCTATTACCTCTAAAGCCATCTCATAATATACATACCCTTTAGAAAGAATTATATTTGAACTATTTTTTCTTTTTAGAGCAAAGCCAGTTCCATGACAATTATGTAAAGAAGATGTTTTAACTGCATCTTTTAATTCTGCCATGTCTAACTTTACTCCTGCTCTTTTAGCCATTATTATACACATATTCTTTCTTTTTTAGTTTTAAAGATTTTTTGTTTATCACTAGATTCTAATAATTCAGGGTCATTATTAAATAACTTTTGTCTCATATCAACATAAGATAACAAAGGTTTTACATTTTTTCTATAAGTACTCTCTATTATATCTTCCAAAGTAATTACTTCTTTATTTAATATGTCTGTTTTATTATTTTCTACATAATTTACAAAAGCCATACATATAAGAGTAAAGTTTTTAATTTTAACATAATTTAATGTACCAGAATGAAATCTAAACTCTATAGTATTTGCCTCATTATCGTAACCATGAGCTGGATGAGCATAGTTTCTAACATTAAAATTACAAGGAATTAAATTTACCCATTTATATCTAAAATTATCTTCATCTTCTATACCGTTATACTTGCCACAATATCTACCATAATGATGATTACTAATTTTTCTATTATAAGTACTAGATGGCAAACTTCCGTAAGTCATTTCTTTAAACAAAGTTTCATAAGCAACCTCAACTCCATAACTAATTCCATATTTCTTAATAATAGACTCTAATCCAAGAGGTATTACATCTCCACAATAAGAATTGTTTCTTCTAGTTTTAGAAACTATAGAAAACATAGAATCCTGTATTTTTTCACTTAATATGTGAGCATAAACAGAAAAAGATTTATTAAAATTAGCTCCTCCTATATGCACATGCATACCACAAGTTCTATCTACTTTGTTTTGCTTATTAAGAAGATTTGAAATATTATATAATTGATTAAAACCAGCATCTCCCTTAAGAACTCCTGTAACATATTCACAACCACTTACAGACCCATCTCTTACAGAACGTATATTAACTTTATTAATAAAATAATCTGATAAAGATACATATCCTGAACAAGTTTCTAACTCTACTCCAAAAGAATACTTAAGTCCTTCTGTAGCTATATAAGTTTTAGAGTCTGTTCCTAATTGTTGTTTAAATTTTAACTTTTGTCTTTTAGTAAGAGGATTATAAGCTTCAATATTGCTATTAGTAAATTCAAATCCTAAATTATTATTACCTTTTTTAAGCTTAAGATTTACACTCTTTTGGGCAGGCTTTTTTACTAAATAATAATTAGGATATTTTTTTAAATTAAAAAACTCAATAGCTTCTTTATCTATAAAATAAAGAGGCATTCCAAAATCTTTACGGGCTATGTAAGGTAAAACTACTGACCATTCAAAATGTTTTATATAAAAATTTAAAAGCAAGTTATCAATAGTAAGTAAAAAATTATACAAATTATTACTCTTATAAAAATACTTTACATCCCATTTATTGTTTTTTTTGTAAACAATACCACCACAAATAGAGCCAGACTCACAAAAACTATTATCTTCAGTATAAACAGTTCCGTTATTAGGTTCTATTTTAAGTAATTTTTTAATTTTATCTTCCATATTTTTATTATATTTCTGCTGTTTCTCCTATTTCTGCTAAAGAACCTATAAATTTAGTTACATTAAGCATAACGTCATCTAGACTTTCTACGTCTTCTTCTTTAATATCCTTATTGTCAAGGGCTATACTTAAAGTAGCTCTAGCTTCATCTAATTTATAATATAACTCAGCCATGTAGTCCATAACATCTTCTAGTGCTATTGTATTTTCTTCTTCCGAGTCTTTAGTTACAATATCTGTTTTATCTCGATAGTTACTTACTAAAACTTCTTCAAAGCCTCCGTCACTCATATAACGAACATGTACAGTTATTTCTCTTTTAGGGTCATATACTACTTCTTCTCTAATACACTTTTTAATACCATAATAACTATCAACAGTTACTATTACAGTGCCGTCATCAAAGACATTAGTTGTTTTACCTTGTTGGGTAAATATAGATTTACTTTCTCTACAAGCTAATTGTATGCTTTCAGGAATTCTTTTTAAATTGTTTTTAATAGGATTATTTCTACTTATTGCCATTGTTTCTTTTATAGCTCCATCTTTAATACTGTATAAAGTATCTACTTCAAAAGACTCTATGTTTGTACAACCAATAGCTTTTAAAGACTCTTTAATAGAAGAAATATACCTACCTATTTTAGAGCCTTTTTTAATAATACCAGAAAATAAAGGTCTTTCTTTATCGTGATACACATACAAAGGACTTTTTTTACTAATATCAGTGTTAGCCCATATTAAAGCAGCTGCACCGTCATAATTATTAAGTATCTTAAAATTATTTTCTTGGTGTATAGACGCTGGAAATATTTTACTATCTATATCAATAGTTTTTTCATCCATATCATACTCTCTTATTAGTCCTTTAAGATTAGTTAAAGTACCATTATGAGCACCTACCCACTTTCCAAAAAGAAAAGGATGAGCATTATATGCAGAAGTACGTCCAGTACCACTAGTTGCTGCTCTTGTATGTCCTATAAATAAATTAGTAGGGTCTTTTATTTCATCTGGCAATAAATTTAAAGACACTTTACCACTTTTTTTCTCTATTCTATGCTCTGCAGCAATAGCAATGTCATGATTATAATAACCACAAGAGTCTTCTCCTCTTGTTTGGTTATACAGAAATAAAATAGCAAGTTTATCTTTATCTGCTGCATACTCTCCTGAGTAACCTAATAATCCACATCCTAAAGTTACAGAACGTTTTTTTGTTATTAAAGCGTTAATAAATTGCAATAATAATAATGTTATAATAAAATTTATCATTTGTTTGTTTGTTTTTTTACTAATTACCAATTACCTGTTTCTACTATAGGTAATTCATCTGATTTTTTGTTAAAAATATAAATACTTGCTTTACCAAATTCTGTATTTATTTGTTTTTTAAGATAAAAAGAATATTCAGGAGAATCTTTACGATATCCTTCTAAACTTTCTATATTTTTATCTTCTTTTTCTGTTACTTCGTATACCTCTAAATGAATAGATGTATCACCATTTTCAACTACTCCTGGAAAACCTCCTAAACTATACATAGTATATCTAGGTCCTGTTATAGTTTTACCTACATACTTAGCTTTTCCTAAAAACATGTCATGGTTACTATAACCTTTTTTTAAACTGCCATATACAGCACATAATTTTTTCATAATAATTTTTTTATACCTATATAAGTACAAAACTCTTTAGGTAATGCTTCTGCTATATTTGCAAAATGGTCTCTTTTAGGGGTTTTTAAAACTCTATATGTCCAATGATCTGTATTATTGTTTTCAAATACTACTTTCCCTATAGTAGGACAATGTAATGATTTTATTTCCTCATTATCTAACATATCAAATAAACTATATATAACTAAATCTTTTTTATATTTATACTTTATAATATACTTCATAATATAAGTCAAAGTAACTCCTGTATAATAAGAATCATCATAATAAGGATTATCCTCATCTTCTTCTGCAGATTCTATACTTTTTAAGCCATTTGGCGTGTCTAATATCGGTAATTTGAAACTCTCTAGACCTGTTTTACAAAAATAAGCACTAATTAATTCTTTTATTTTTTTTATATTACTTTCTCTTATCTTTTTTTTACTTTTCATATTTATTTTTTAACATTAAAGGTAAGTTTTTAATATACGCTTCTAAAGTTCCTTCACCAAAAGAAGGAGCACTATTGATTTCTATTATAATAAACTTAGGATATTCTCTTTTAACTCCTTCTTTATTAGTAGCGCTTTGTACTTTAACATCACAAGCCCCAAAATCAAGCCCTACAGCTTTCATTGCTTTTACACACTCTTGAACAATGTCATCCCAATTAGAAGGCTTATCAAAGTTTTCATTTGTTTCTATATACCATACAGAATTAGAATCATTTCTAAACCATCTTTGATTCTTAGGAATATCACTTTTTAGCATTTTTCTACAAGTATAAAAACAACCTTCAGAGCTAACGTGTAAACGATATTCACGAGAATAGTTATAAAACTTTTCATAAATGTAATTTTCAAAGTTATTATTTACAGTAAACACATCTAGTTGATTTTGATTGTCTAGTTTAACCATACCTTGCCCTCTAGAGCCGTATTTTTTCTTAGCTATAATAGGAAAAGGAATTTCTTCTTCTTCTATTAAAGACTGCATAGTATTCCACCAAAGAGCTGTTTTAACTTCTTTATCTGTAAAACATTTTTTCATTTTTTCTTTATTAGAACTATTACTAACAGCTTCAGGAGAATTAAGAAATTTTTCACTTTTATTCCATATAGTTTGACTACCAAATCTTACACAGGCTAATAAATTAGCAGGTACAAATATTTTACCTCTTATTCCATCATGAGAAGGATGTCTAGAGAATATCCTTAAGCTCCTTTTTAACCACTTTTTTTTCATCTTTATTTTTTGTATTTTTACATTGTTTTTCATTGACATATATAACACCATTACTTACTTCTAAACCTAAAAGTGTTTTAGATGATAGTTTTACAATGTCTTTAACTATGTACTCTTTGTTTATAACTGCAAATTTTCCTTTTTTATAAACTACTTTACTTCCTACCACTATTGGATTATATTTTGAATGTTCCTTTAAAGGTATAAGTAACTCAAATGGAATGTTAATGTCTTTATATCCTTTTAAAATTACTGTTCTTCTTCTTTCACATGCTTTACTAACAGTATAACTGTCTGTATTTTCTAAATCCATATAAATACCTTCTAAATCCGTTTTATCCATAGATGATTCATTTAAATAATATCTATCATCCTCTAAAAACCTTTGAATACTACTTAAAGGTACTAATGTTACTTTATCTTTGTTTCTAATTTTTTGTTTAGTTACTATATAATCATCAGTTAATATATTTATACAAACGTCATCTGCTCCTCCTCCATTATAAGATAAAAAAAGATTAACTCCTAACTGTTCTATAACAGTCCAATTACAACCACTATATCTTACTGAGTCTCCTGTACGAAAGATTCTTTTTACGTTTTCTTGAACTTCTTGAAAATAATGCTTAAAAAATTTAACAGGAGAATCATCTTCTTTTAAATGCTCTTCTAAACCAATAACATTAACGCCTATAAAACTAACCGTGTAAATTCTATTTTTCTTTAATACTTCTCCTTCATAGCCATGAAGATTATCACACTTTACTTTTTGTCCTAAAGTAAAATTAAAATTCTGATTTCCTCTCATATCTTTTTTATTACTATATTTCAACTTTAACTTTCTTATATATATTTGTTTTTATATACGGAATATTGAATTTATTAATTAATTTATTAGCTAACTTTTCATCATATTCATTAATACATTTTTGAATATCTTTAGCGTCTTCTGTGCTTATTTCTTTTTTATTATTAACATTAGTTATAGCTAATTGAGTATTATTAAAAGCCCATTCAATAAGCTTATCAGAAGTAATCCAAAAATTAGATAAAGTTCTATACTCACAACCATAACTTTTAATTCTAAAAGCACCTGCTTTACCATACATTTTTCTTCTGTCCCTATCTTCGTCCATAAGAACGCTAGGAACACCTAAAAACAAATCCATCATTTTAATAAGTTTCTCTGTTATAGGAATTCTAGGTTTTTCATAACCTATATGTATATGTCCAGCACTTACTCTTAAGTTAGTACCTGCAAAAGGCGCTGTATTAGGTTGTTTTGCCCATACATCTAAATCAGGCTCACACCCAAATGCTCTTGCTTGCATAGTTTGTAAATACTTACTATCAAAAGTAGTTGATGCTACTATATAAGGTTCAAGATTATTAGGAATATTTTCTTTTACATAATCTATACATGTATTAATATCTCTAATAAAGCTTTGAGCATCTACTACAGGCTTAAATCCAAATTCTACTGCTACATTGTCTTCTTGCACATTATGCCCCAAGTCACTAATAGGTTTTGGTTTTCTTTTAGTTCCTCCTATTAGCCCTTCAGAAGAAACAGGCTCTCCTGTTATTTTATCTCTTAAAAAGAACTCAGGGTCTGCGCCTATTGTTACATTTTCTATCATAATTAAACTTTTTCTATAATATTTTTAAAATCAGCCACAAAAAATTGATTTAATACTTCTTTTATTTTTATGACTCCTTCGTCTTCTTTGTCTAAATATTCAGGATGTCCCTGAATAGCTATTGCGTCAATTTTTGTATATACTACTACTTCTGGCTCTACAAAATTCTTAGGTATATCTATAGGATTATTATCTCCATCTAAATATACATCACTTTTCTTAGATAAAGAATATGCACACATAATATAATCTTCTTTAGGTAAATCAAAAGGATATTGCATTTGATGATGAGTACTTGTTATATCACTTTCTTCGTCTGATTTCCATTTAATTTTATGAGTACCCATTATACCGTGTCCTGTACAGTGTTGTATTAATCTACCTCCTGCCATCACACAAGTTAACTGGCTTCCTCTACAAATACCTATAATTTTTTTATTTAAAGAAATAGCTTGTTTGTAAATTTCTATTTCTTCTTTATCTCTAGAAGGATTAATTGAAGTATAAGTACCTACATTTTCATTATAATAAGAAGGGCTAACGTCTGCTCCTCCTGTAAACATAACTAAATCAGCATCTTCAACATTATCTACATGATACATCTCAGGCAGCCAATTTGCATACTCTTTGTCTCCTCCTACTACATAAATACTTCTATTATATAGGTGAAAACGTGAATTATTAATATATCTCATGTTACTTTTTCTTTTGTTTCTTTTTTTGTTTCTTCTTCTTTTACTCATTTTATTCTTAATGTGCCCAATAGTCAGAAACAACTGCTTCTGCAACCATTGGAATTGTTTTACAAAATACTTTTCCAGCGTCTTCCATACATTTTGTTAATAACTTTGAAGCTACTTCTATGTATTTTTCACTTGTTTCTATTACTATTTCATCATGTACAAGATTTACTATCCATACTTTTTTATATAAATTTTTTTCTTGTAATTCTTTTTTTAACATAATAGCAGCAAGCTTAGTCATAGACCCACTTGTTCCTTGTATGGGAGCATTTCTTGAAAGTCTAGATATTTTACCTTTTAATTTAAAATAATCACTCCAAGGAAAATTACTTTTTAAAGAAGGGTTCTTTTTAGAGTTATCTAATCTTTTTTGTAATATTTTAAAGTCATCAAAATCTTTAGTAAATAACTTTCTTTTTGTTATAGAATCTATTAAAATATAACCATTTTTCATAGTTTCTTTTAGTTTTCTATCAAAATACTCTGCTTTACCAGGAAAAGCCTCTTCTAATGCGTCAATAAATACTTGAGCTTCTTTTTCAGTAGTAACTTTTAAATCGTCTTTAACAGTAAATGCAGAACCACCATAGTCTAATTTAAGATTAAGTACTTTTCCTATTTGTCTTCTAGGGTCTCCTTTAGTTATTTTAACAGTTTTACCTTCTATTACAGAAAACAGTCTACTACTTACCATAGAATGAGTGTCACCATCTCCATTTAAATAAAACTCTACTAAAGCAGGGTCTTTACATACATCAGCAGTCACACGAGGCTCTTGTTGGCTATAATCAGCTACAATAAGAGTATTATCTCCTGCTCCTCTAAAACACTCTCTAAAAGGCTGAGAACCTGTTTCATCTTCTCTTGCAGGTATATTCTGTAAATTAGGATGATTACTACTTATTCTTCCTGTAGAAACTATTTGCCAAAAACTAGAATGAACTCTACCAGTATACTTATTTATATGGTCTAAAAAATCTATTCCATAAGTACTAACTTCTTTAGCGATTGCTTTATAATTAAAATATAAGGTAAGAAAAGGGAATTTTTTTTTATATTTTCCTATAGCCTTTTCTTCACAAGTATCTTTATCTTTACCTGTTCTTTTATCTCTTGTAATAGTATTTACTCCTAAATGTTTAAGAAAAGGTATTACTTGCTTAGGTGAGTCCCAATTTATACTACATTTAAAACCTTCAGAAAATAAATTATATTGTAAATCAATAAATTCAGTAATATTATTATTTAATATATAATCATCTAAACTTTTTCTAGCTTTACTTAAATTATCTTTGTTAGTAATCTCTAATTTAGACCACATAGTTTTATCTAAATAAAAACCATTATATTCTATATCAGCCAATACACTAACAAATTTATTTTCAAGTCTTAAACAAGGTTCTAAATCATACTTTTCAATCTCTTTAAGCTGTTTTTCCCTAATATCTAATAAATATTCTACATCTTTTGCTCCGTATATAATTTGCTTGTAAGTAAAAGGTTTACTTTTCATTCCTACAAACTGATTACGAACACTTTTATCTAATTCTATATTTAAATACTTCTTAGTAATAAAACCTAAATTAACTTCATTATTATCAGGTCCAGCAGTAAGTACCATTTCTGCTAATTGAGTGTCCCATATGTTAACTAACATTATATTATACATTCTAAAGAATTTATAGTCAAAAGAAGCATTTTGTAGTACTTTAATAATATTAGGATTTTCTAGTACTTCTTTTAAGGGACTTATATCTACTGTTCTGACGTCTATTACAAATTGAGTATCTTTATCTCCTATTTGTAACATAATCATTTTATTATTATGATTAAATAAACCACTAGTTTCAGTATCTAGTCCAAGTATTTTTTTATTTTTACAATATTTAAGTACTTCCCCAATAGTCGAATAAATCACGTCCTCTTTGTCCCAAGTCTTCTTCTGAGTTGTTATATCTAGACTCTGCTGCTGTGTCACATATTTTATCATATCTTTCTTTTGTCTTATATACCATTGCTTGATAACTATATAAATTTTCTTTTATACTGTTATCTATAGGTATAAGGTGTTCTGATACTTGTATAAAATTAGAAGTAATAGTATCTATATATCTCATATTAACCATTATATTTTCTCCTACTAGTAAAAAATCATTTTTATCTTCCAGTTTTTCATAAACTTCCTTAACAGTTGCATTTATTATTTTATAATAATAGTTCCAAAAATCTTTAATAACAACTCCAGAACCACTTGATTGCATAAAAACTATGTCTTTCACATCAGCCATAGTGTTGTTAAAAATTTCTTCAACAGTTATTTCATAACAAATATAAGGACTGCAATTTAAATATACATCTTTTCTTTTTTTCATTTGTATTTTTATAAAAAGGGGATATAAATTAATATACCCCCTATAATTAACAATTATACTTAACTTTCAAACAAACAAAAATTATTTTCTTAACTCACCTGATTTAAAGCAGTTTTCTAAGACTCTAATAGTCTCTGATAAATGCTCTTCATCTTTTATATATTCTGAGTTAACTACTATTAATTCCAAAGTTTCCTTTGTCATTGCCTTAATTTTAGCCAAGCAGTTTGCACTATTTTTAAAAAAAGTACATTTTTCTAATTGTTTGTTTTTATAAGCATCTATATTATTACAAGCATTTAAGAATGCACTGTTTGATATATTTGATTCCATAAGAGTTACAATAGTACTTATTGTACACTCTTCTATATAGTTAGTAATTTCTTTATAGTTATCCATCACAGTGAGTTTTAAGTAGTGTAGTCATTTTAGCTTGTTTTATACATGATTCTTTAGCTTTTTTAATTGCTTCTCTTTCTTTATGAGACTTCTTAGTTCTATCTAATGGTACAACTAATTTATGTCTAAGACCTGCTCTAACTAAATATGCGTCATTTCCTAGTTTTCTTTTTTTGTTATTATTAAATATAAATTTCTTTCTCATAATTATTATTTTAAGTTATTAAATTAATTTTTCTTTTTTTCTCTCTCCAAGCAACTGTATGTAATTCAGGATTCCATTTTTCACACTGTTTCATAGTTACAGAAACAGTATTAAAAGCAGAGTAGTGAGAATTACCTGATACTAATATTTTACCATTAGGCATGTATCCTATTACTTGCCTATTTTGTAAAAAATGTAAAGGTAAATTTGAATCTAATACTATAACATAGTCTCCAACTTCTATTTTTTTTACTTTTTTCCAACTGTTTTTAACAAGGAATTTAGTAACTTTTATTTTAAAGGAACTATATTTTTTTTTATTATGTATTATTATCTTCATCATCACTCTTTATAGTAGTCATACTAGCTCTAGCTTTAAAAGCAATTACTGTTTCTAGTGCAATTAAATAACTACCTTTTACAGTCCCAGTATTGTGTAAATCAAGTAATTCTTGGTCACTTAATTTACTATATTCTTCTTGTTTATCAAAATAAGCAGTTCTTCTTTTAATATTATCTTTTTTAGTTGATTTCAATGCTTTTCCTGATACTTTTTTACCGTTTTTTCTTTTATTTTTACTTTTTGCCATTACTTATTCAAATTTTAAATCTTCCATAGCATATACATTTCTTTTTTTACTTGTAACTAGAATGTCTAAACAGCACATACCCATAGGTTCTAGATTAGTACCTTGATAACTATATGCTATAGAAATATTTTTAATTTCAATTAATTCTTTACCACCATGTTTACTATAGTAATATACTTTATCTCCTTTTTTAGCTGTTAGTATGTCTTTCATGCCATAAATTAATATAACCTATAGTAGTACGTATTCCGTGTTTTCTATTAGGTATAAATTCTATTGATTTACTGTATAATTCTTTTACATGCCCTGCATAAACTACTGCAGTGTCTTCTAATAATACTGTATTAAATTCTTTTTCCATGTCAGCTTTTGCTGTTTCTTCTGCTGTTAAGTTTTTCATAATTATTTATTTATTACTTATTTATAGTATAAAAATAAAGGGAGCCACGAACATTTTAAGTCCTGGATATCTTTCATTTTTTAACTTTTTCACTCCCTTTATTTTAACTATTTAACTAACTACTATTGTTTACTAACAACTAGTTTTTTTAATTCTTTTTCTTTTTGACAACATTATGCCATATTCTTTAGTTGATACATAATGTGATGGAGCATAATGTGCTAATGCTTTTTGTCTGTCTCTAGGTTTTATATTTGCACCTAGATAAAATATTTTTCTTTTTTCCATAGCATTTAATCTAATATTTAATAGTACCTTTAGGGATGTCTCTACACGTAATATGAGTATCACGAACGGCATCATATGCTTTATATGCAGGTGATTCCTCCATATCATCAAAATAATGGTATCCTGGACTATCAGGATGTTTAGTGCATGAAGATAAACTACCTAGTAGCATCATCATAATTAATAATATATTTTTCATTTTAATTTATTTTTTTTATAGAATAGATATAAACAGACTAATCCGCCTAAACACCAACTAAATATTACTATTTCAACCATCTTCTTTTAAATATTTTAACCAAAGTTTATCTTTTTCTAGTTTAGTTAAGTTTTTAAACTTCTCATTTACAAATGAAGCAAATTGTAAACACTCTCTTTTTATTTGCACTGTATGTAATAGCTCTAATGCGTATATAACGTCTTTTTCAGCCATTTTTGTTTCTTTATCCATCCAATCCCATTCTCTACCACTATTAATCATCTTTGCTCTAGTTTAGTGCTCATAAAACTTATCTGTTCCATCATTGTTGACCTCTATCTTAAAGTCAGGATACTTTGAATGTAGAAATTTTATCATGTCTATAATATCATTATCTGACATATGATTTTTAGTTGTTACTGATATTTCTCTAACTAGCTCACCCTTAAAGTATTCCCACTCTATAGATGTAACGTGTGCTATTACTACATCATTTAAAACAACATCATAGTTAACAGTGCTAAATTTATTTAATGAGTACCCATTATTAAAGATGCCATTTTCTAAATCTTTACTTGCAGAACAGCTATACATTAGAATAGCTAATCCCATTATTATTAATTTATTTTTCATCTTTATTTTGGTTTATAATTTTACCTTCTCTATCTACTTGAATTTTATACTTAGCATAGACAGCTTGTATTTCTTTACTACATTCATCAAACTGTTCCTTAGATACACCACCTATAATATTCCATCTGTTAAAATATTTCTTTTTAACTTCAGATATTTCTTCTTCTGCTAGTTGCATTGTCTTAAACCAAGTATCTCTTTTATCTGCCCAATGGCTATAATCTTCTTTACTCATATTTGTTTTGGTTTAATAAATGAATAAGGTGTGAGGACTTTCTTTATTCCCTTACTGCGCGGGCAACGGGGTGGATTCTCCTCAAGAGTTTGCAACCTCTCTTTACATATCATACCAACAAGTTTTTCCTTACTCATCTTTGTTTTGGTTTAAAATTTATCCGACAATCCTATACCTAATAGTATAGATAATCCAATTACTACAAAATATACTATAAGTTTACCTAATTCCTCTTTACTCATCTTTGTTTTGGTTTAATTGTTTGTATTGCCACCCATATTTACGAGTCCATACTCTTTGTATATTACCACTCTCTAAATTTTCAAGTAACCATTTATCCTTATCTGTTATAGTAGGTTCTTTGCCATTTACTTTAAAGTATTTAGTATAGAACTCTAATAATGAAATCTTACTCATCTTTGTTTTGGTTTAATTTTAATATTACGTTTACTCTGCCCCCTTGATATGCTGACGTAGTTCATCTTCGCATAAATATATCAAGCAAACATTTCATAAATGGATGAAACTACAAAAACCCCAACCGTAATGTTTTAAAATATATATCTAATTGTATTCCAAGGTATAATCTTATTATGTAAACTAGTCCATTTTTTTATGTACTGTTTTTTAAGATTATGTTTATACCTTATATTTACACCTCCATACTGAGATGTTTTAGTTTCTTGAGTTTTTGGTGTCCATAATAAATCTTCACCAGGTAGATTATTGATTAAATTATCTTTATGCTTCTTTTCATTATGTGTAAGAAATATAACTTCAGATAAAACTTCTTCTTTATTCTCTATATAATCATTACACATTTCAAATAACATTTCATAATCTTCTAACCAACCGTCATAAACAACAACAGGTGAAAAGTTTAAGTGAACCTCATATCCTGCTTCTATAAAAGCATCAACAGCTTTTATTCTATTAATAATTTTAGCAGTGTTTGGTTCTAGTTTATCAGCTATGTTCTGAGGCATAAGACTAAATCTTATTCTTATTTTCTTTTTTGGATTAAACTCTAAAAAATTTATAGGAATAGTCTTAGTTGCAAAAGTACCTAAAGCTTTTGTATTATCTCTAAAGAATTTAAATATATATTTCCAGTCATGATATTTAGAATGCAAAGCAAAATCTTCATTACAAGATATATCATAAGTAATATATTCTTTATGAGTTTGATTAGGTTTTTTTACATCTGCATAAAAATAAACATGATTATTAATTTCTGTTAAAATATCTCCTGCATTTTTAGCAACAGTTAATCCTTTAGATAAATGTCTTTTCATATAACAATAACTACAATTAAATAAACATCCATATCCAAAACTAGGAGTAATATAATCAGAGCTTCTACCAGACTCTCTAATTAACATACTTTTTCTAGTTATTTTTTTTATTGAGTTCATTTAACATATTATTATAATAAATAGCATACTGCTTCATAACTATAGCAACAGAACTACCATTTATATACTTATTTTTATTTTTTTTAAGCCAATCATTGGCACTTAATATATTATTCATAACAATGTTTTATATTTAGTTATTAATTGACTTACTTCTGCTCCAAAATCTGCATCATTTGGAAATTCTTTACGCAATCTTAATATTTTTAAGTAAAAAAACGTATTTTTAAATATTTTTTTCATAATTAAGTTAATTTAGTTAATAGTGGAGGCGCAGGGAGTCGAACCCTGGTCCATATGCTCTTCATAATAATATTTATACAGCTTATGTAAGGCATTTAAAGAGCGCCTAACAAACTCTGAGACCAACAATGAATGTTGGGCTACCACCACTTTATTTTGTATGAGAATAAAGAAACTCATTTAGTTGATTCTTATGCTGCCATAAGCAACTCTTCCTCAACTGGTGCAATATTAAAGACCATTGCTTCTACTTTGTCTGCAAATGCAGCGCTGTTTTTTGATATATTTCCAATTATTGAAATTCACCTACAGTGTTTAAAGTCACCACTGACTGCTGATATTATTAATCCATTACACATGTCAAAACCAAAACGCCCCCATATGTTAATATTATATAAATATACTTTTTAATACATTCATAGCAAACTCTTGACTTCTCAATTTTTCATTAATTTCAACATTATAAGAAATTATTTTCCTACCTCTTTTAGATGAAATAATCTTTATAGTTCTAGTAAATTTTCTCATAACTAATAATTATCAATTTCTGATATATAATACCTTATTAAACAAACCTGAGAAGTTTGTGCATAATTTGCTTCTATTATTCTTATTATATTATTTTCTAAGTCTATTTGTACAATATATTCAATATTATTTGCTTCACAGTAATACATAAAATCACCTTTTGATTCATCATGGTCAGTATCTTTAACATAATAAGTACGTGATAGACTATCTATTTGATGCGTAAATATTGTTGCATCTTTATTAAACTTGAATATAGAATTCTCATTCTTATTTATACAAGTTGAAAAACTTTCTGTTTTTTCATTGTATATACAAAACTCTCTATAATCAGTGTATAAATCTATTTGTGAGTATATAACACTACCTAGTAGCATTAATATAAGTGTTAGTAGTTGTTTCATAGTTTATTTATATTTAAAAAATTTAGTTTTATTTACTTGTTTAATACGCTTAAACCATTTGGTTTTAATAAAATATACTCTTTTACCTTTTACTCCCATAAAAGCAATACTTTTCATATTATTTCCCCAAACAAGTTCTGCATATTCTTTATCTGTTAAGTCTTTAAAGGAATCTCTCATTGGTTAATTAATTTAAAAGTTAATAATACCTTCCTCACTATCATTGGAAGGTTAAAGTTATCATTTAAATAGTACCACAAAGGGCTGATATACTTACATTATTACACTGTTATATTAATCTTTGTTTAAGAACTCCTATTTCTTTATTAATTCGTTTTACATCTTTATCAGATAAAGGCACATTTCCTGCCTTAGTACTTTTAGTACCATTTTCTAATTGAGCTTCTAGTCTGTTTAATGCTCCACTTCGTCTTTCTTCTTGATTGTGCTTCATAGCGTTTTTATTTTAATATAAATGAGGTATTATAACACACGCATCTAAACAGAGGCATGTTAATAATATTGTTAATCTTTCTTTAGTTTTTTCAGCTTTAATAGCAAATTGCAATATAGTCATGATTGCTTGTTTTTAATTGTTAATTACTTTATAGAAAAGATAGTATAATACATGAATCTAAAAATACATTTAGTAGTAATATACCTGCTTTCTCTTCCATACTTTCTTTTGCGTCACTGTTAAATAATAATGAAGTTAATGTAAACATAGTTATAGTTTTTAGTTAATATTATTCATAAGGAGAGATTAAATCATCAGCTTGAGCTTGGTCTGATTCATCTTCCATACATTGTTGACATATGTGAACTTCATCACATTGACATGTTAATTCTGGGCTGATGTTATACATAGCAGCCATAAATTGAGCTTCTTCAAAATCCATAATTTCTTAGTTTTAGTAAATAGTTAGTAAATTATTTATTTGCCCACATAACAGCACACTCTGCTTTAGAGGTTGACTGTGTGGTGCTACAAGACGTAAAAGCCAATACGCTCAATAGTCCCGTTATTAATATGATTTTATTTTTCATAATTACAATATTAAATAGTTAGTTTTACAATAAATGATACTATTTTCTGTTACCAAGCATAGCTGCTCTGAGTCTTTATACTCATTTTAACCTAGGCGTAACACTAGTCTCCGTATTACTAAGACAATGGAAATAAGAACCACAAGAGCGTAAATGCCCTTCTTTGCTCCTTGTTTCAAAACCTTGCCCTAGCTTACCATCAAAGACTAATTCCCTTACCTTATTGAATGCGTGAGCATACTCATGATTAAAGTCCATTAGAGCTTTGTTGTTGACTAGTATAACCTTACACCGTGAGTTAGATAACTTAGATATATTATTCTCCCTAAAATTAGGAGTTAAATTTCTCTTAGCACTAACCTTTGTAAATATAAAGAATATTCTTTTATATCCACCACCTCTCTGGTCTACATACTTCATAGCTAACTTAGAGTTAATAACCCCATAGTCACTGAAATGTTTGTCATATAGTTTCATAATAATTAGTTTTAATAGTGAATAAAAAAGTAAATACGTTTAACCTACGTATTTATAGAGAACTCTGCATTGTCTTATTTGAAGTAAGAATACAGTTTATATTAAGTAGAACATTTCTTGGGGACTGTCTATTCTTAATAAATCTCAGGCTGTTAATGTCTGTTCATAACAGTATGGCTAATGGTAGCAACTCAGTTGCATTTATAGTCTATAAGTTTCACCTTATATCCTTTTCCTTATTTACGCAGTTAGCACTGCCTCCCCTAGTAGCAAAACAAGGAATCGAACCTCAACCTAATATTATTTATAGGTGTTACCAAACTAATGCTAAAACATAACAAGAGTAAATACTCAAGGTAGAGGATTGCCACCCACTATTCTTATATTCCTTTGAGATACTTACTCTTGTTTAATAGCCGTTTGTTATAAGAATATATACCGACACTTGTTTCTCACCTCTTTCTTTGGGTTTTTGAAACTTGTATATATAATAGGAGGACTGATTACCCTCCCTGTACCGTTTAACCGATGGACGTTAAGTGTTAGTTACAGATTTCCCTTTATTACACATAATTCAAGGGCTCTACCTAATCACAACACTTCTGTTGTTTGACTTTTACGTAGCCAGACTAGGATTAGTATTTTTTGGCACTGTTGCCAATTTAAGCTATAAGCCTAACTCTGTGTTAAGCTTAGTATTCTCCTTATCACGTAAATGTGATACACATACATCCCACACTTCAAACTGCGTCTTATCAGCAATCTTACTACATGGAGTAGAGTTAATGTATGTCTTAATGTCTTTTAAGGCTTCTTGTTTGCCTGTTATTGTATTTGCCATAGTTATAGTTTTAGTAGTTTAAGCTATTATTAATAGTTAGTTATCAACTTGGTGATGAGTGCGCAAAGTTTAATATTAGTGGTTATGTTACTGGAAACACTTTTAATATACACTCATACTGATGCCGCGCATGACACCACAGCACAGGAACACAGCATCTTCACGTGTTTAGTTTCTTGTACGTTTTTAGTTGCTTTCTTTCTTCGAGTAAACAACAAACAAAATTTAAATCTTTTCATCTCTTTAGGAATTACAGCAAAAAAGCAAAGTTAAAAAAAAGC